ATGGGATTCGATGTTGTGATTGTCGATGAAGCATCACGCATTTCAGAAGAAGCGTGGACAGATGCGATTCAGCCTACGCTTGCGGATCGCGGAGGAAGAGCGATCCTCATATCAACCCCGCACGGGCGCAACTGGTTTTACCGCGAGTGGTTGCGAGGGAAACAGGCCAGTGATCGCATTGCAAGCTTTCAAGCGCCGACCAGCGATAACCCCAATCCGCAAATCAAAGAAGCATTCGAGCGTGCGCGCGAAACGGTGAGCGATCGCACGTTCAGGCAGGAGTGGCTGGCGGAATTCGTGGATGATGGGGGAGGCGTGTTCCGCGGGGTTCGGGACGCCGTGCGCGCTTCCAGGATGGACGCTCCGAAACCAAACACCACGTACGTCGCCGGTCTTGACTGGGCGCTCAGCAACGATTACACGGTGCTCACGATCATCGACCAGGCCACGCGCGAAGTGGTTCACATCGATCGTTTTACGGGCATGGACTACGCAGTGCAGCGCAATCGCATCGCTGCGCTGTGCGAACGCTTCGGCGTCTACGTCATCGTCGCTGAAAGCAATGCAATGGGCAAGCCGAACAACGACATGCTGCGCGCGCAGAACATTCGCGTTCGCGATTTCAATACGAGCAACGTTTCGAAGGCTGCGATAATCGAGGGACTCGCGGCGGCGTTCGATCATCGCAGCATCTCAATTTACGACGATCGCGCGCTCATCGGAGAGCTCGAGGCGTACGAAGCTGAACGACTCCCCAGCGGTCAGATGCGCTACGGCGCACCGGAAGGAGTGCACGACGACACCGTGATGTCGCTTGCACTCGCATGGTCAGCATGCGGAAGCATGCCGATGTTCGGAGGTTGACATGGGGATATTCGATAAACTATTCGGACGATCGGCGGCAAAAGCATTGGAGAAGCCGATCTGGTGGGGCAATGTCTGGGCGACGGACACAGTTTCGGAGAACGGCGAATACGGGGATTCCCCCACGGGTCGCGTCGGCGCAGTGAAACACAACGTGTGGGCGTACAACTGCGTGCAGGCGCGCATGGCCGCGATCGCGCAGGCTCCCATGAAACTGTATCGTGGACGGGGCGACGATCGCGAGGAAGTCACCGAGCACCCCGTGCTTGACCTGCTCCGCATCGTGAATCCGATCAACCTCAACGCGCGCTCGTTTCGTCGCGGGATTGAGCAACAGCTTTCATTGCACGGTCGATGCGTGATCCAGAAAGTGCGCGGTGTTGGCGGCATCCGTGAGCTCTACATCCTGCCGATGAATTTCTTGGAGGTTGAGGAAGACGCGCGCGAATGGATCAAGGGCTTCACGTGGCTGCCGACGAACACGCTCGTTCGTCGTGAAGACGTCATCGACATTCATTACCCGTCGCTGAGCGGAGACGTCGAAGCGGACAGCCCAACATCCGCTGCACTCGACGCGATCAACCGCTATAACTTGGCGGACACTGCGCAGGCCAGCATTGACAAGCGTGGCGGACAGAAGGGCGGGATGGTCATTCACCCGAACGGAACCATCGCCGCGGACTTCGAGCGCGCGCGCATGGAATGGGATCGCTGGCGCAAAAACCCGAACAACGCTGGACGCGACATGCACGTGAGCGCAGGCTTCGACTATCGCGCGGATGCATTTTCGGCAACGGAGATGCAGCGTGAAGAGCGCATGCATCGCATCGCCAAGGAGATCATGGCTCCGTATCGCATACCTCCCGCTGCCGCCGGAGACTTCCGCGATTCGTCCGTGCTGGCCAATGCAGGGGTTCAGATGCGAAGCATGTGGGACCTGTTCGCCGTCGACGAATGCGACTTCATCGCCGAAGAGCTCACATATTCACTGCTGCACGCCGAGTGGCCAGACGCCGAGCGTGAGGGGCTTTATTTCGAGCACGACCTGTCTCAGGTTCCCGCAATGCGCGAAGACAGCGACGCGAAGGTTCAGCGCGCCATTGCGCTCAACGCCGCGAATCTTGCAAGTGTGAACGAAGCGCGCCAGATTGCCGGGCTCGACAAGAGCGATGACGCCGCTGCGGATCGCATCCTCATGGAAGCGTCGCAGGCCGACGTCGTCGCCGATCCCGCTCCGCTCATGGGGATCATCGCGCAGTATGTTGGCGGAGCGATCAGCGCGGAAGCTGCTGCAACGCTGCTACGCATTGCTGCGCCGAATCTCACGGATGACCAGGTGACCGCGCTTCTTGCTGAGCCCGTCGGCTCACAGGATTCCAGCGGAGACGTCCAGGATGCTGAGCTTGATTCGTTCGATGCGGAAGAAGACGAAATCGAAGCGGAAGTCGATGCGCTCCTATCGGAAGACGATGAAGCTGCGAAGGCCGATCGGGTGTTCGACGAAGCGAAGGTCGAGCGAGTCGGCGGCAAGTTCGCTCCGAAGGGAACAGGAGATGCTGGCGCGCAGGATGCTCCGAAGCGCGCGCGCAATCTCTCGCCTGAAGCAAAAAAGCGCATGTTCGCGCGTCGCGTATCGAAGGCGCGTGAAGTCGAGACGCAGATGAAGGCGGATATTCAGCGACTCGATGAAGCTGCCGCGAATGCGGACGACAAGCTGAAGAAGCGCATCGAGCGACTGAAGACGCGCTTGCAGCGTCGTCTCACGGACGCGATGATGATCATCGAGAGCAACGGCACAACGATGCCGAAGCGCAAACGCACGAGTGCGGTAGACAGGCTGCTGCGAAGTGGGGATCAGCCTGCGCGCAATGAGGCCGTCGAAAATCTTCCCGTGGTGAAAGCCGTGGATACATCCATAGATGATCCGTGGGCGCCGCCGCAGGCAGTGCAGCGTGCAGCGGAGAAGGGCCTCGAACTTCGCAGGCAGTTCAACCGCGGGGGAACTGAAATCGGCGTCGCTCGTGCGCGCGATCTCAGCAATGGCAAACGCATTCCGCCAGAAACGATCAACCGCATGCTGTCGTATTTCGCGCGGCATGAAGTCGACAAAGAAGCCGAAAACTTCGGCAACGACGAGAACCCGTCGCCTGGATACATCGCATGGTTGCTCTGGGGTGGCGATCCGGGCTACGCATGGGTCAAGCGCATCGAGCGCGAATACCCGGCTGAAGTGAAGGCGTTCCCCTACGTCGATCCCGTAGGACTGGTCGCTGAATCCATCGAGGGCGACGAGCTGGGCATCATCGACGCATTACATCGCGGCGGCGTGCACGACGGACTGAAAGCCAGCGTGAAAGTTCCAGTGTTCACGATCGCGGGTAAAGCGTATCTGAGCAGCGATGTGATGGTGCGACATGCCTAGGCCGATCGAAGTTTTCATGGTGCGTCCTCAAAAGCTGAAACGCTATCGCGGCGCGCTTACCGATGCAAAAAAAGAAAATCTGCAAATCGCGTTGCACGAGCTGGATAAATACGGGCGCATGCAGGTGAAGAAGTTGCAAGAGCTCGCGCCAGAAAAGAAGGGGCTGTTCCTCAGCGGATTCACGTATTCGCTAAAAAAGAGCGGGCCTAATCTCGGCGAGCTGCGCGTCAACTGGTATCCGAAGGAACGTCCAAAGCGTCTGTTGGACTGGATCGTGTTCGGCACAGGAATTTATGGGCCATACAGTCAGGTGATTCGTCCGCGCAAAAAGAAGTTTCTCGCTTGGCAGAATCCGAACACCGGGCAGTGGAATCGTCGCCGGTTCGTGCTCGGCATGAAACCACGCGACTTTGTGACCGCTGCATGGCGCGAACTGAAGACTGCGCGCGATGCGTTGACCGAGAACGTTGGTAAGCTTATCGCGCAAAAGATTTTCGACAAGAGCGCGCGCTCGTGAATGGTATGATGCCGCCGAATGGGAGGATAGAACAAATGTTCGAACAAAGTGCAGTCAAAGCCGCTGGGGAGTGGGAATTGGATGTGCTCGGCCTCCCATTTGGCTCAGATCGACAGGGACAGATTTTCGATCGATCAACGGATATCGGGCTGAGCGAGGGAGACGAGATCCCCGCGCTCTACTATCACGGTTTCGCAGAACGAGCAGCGAAGAGCGTGAAGCGTCTGGGCACCGCGATCTACCAGGGCGTCACGGATGCGGGACACATGTTCCGCGTGAAGCTCGATGCAGCACATGAAAAAGCGCGCGATGTGTATGAAGCCGCGAAGGCTGGCACCGCACGCGCGTCTTCTGATTCCAGCGCACACCTTGTGCGTCCGCATGGAATCGTCGGCAAACCCGGGAAGGTCTCGGCATGGCCGATTTTCGCGCTGTCCCTCATGGATGCGGAGACAGCCGATGCAGCAATCAATCCACGCGCGGTTGCAATGGCAGCAGCCAAAGCGCTGGTTGAGGAGATCGAGAGCGAAAGCGCAACGGGCGCAGACGACGCCGCCAAAGCAGGCAAAACGTTCAACGCGAAGAACCGCGAACGACTGCTTGCGATGAAGGCGACGCTGGACGAAATGCTTTCACAGATCGACGAATCGGACACCAAGTCCGAAGATGAAGACGAATACAAGTCGAAGTCTGCCGCGATCATCTACGATGGAAGTGCGCAGGCCGCGAAAGGTGAAACAATCATGGAAGAAAATAAGCAGGAAGTGCAGGCGCAGCCGGACGAGCTCGCTGCTGTGAAGGCGCAGATCGCCGATCTGGAGAAGCGCTTGATTGAATCGCAGCGTCCGTCGTTCAACGTCAACACGGGCAAGGGCAAGGACAGCGGCGAGGCTGTTGCTGAGAGCGCAGCGAAGGCATTCGAGCTCTACATGCGCACCGGCGACAAGAGCGCGCTGAAGGCGGCGAACGAAACGACGAACGCCGATGGTGGATTTCTCGTCCCGCGCGGTTACAGCAACGAGCTGGTGACCGCGATTAATGAAGGTTCTATCCTTCGCCGCGCTGGCGCGCGCGTGCTGAACGTTTCGGGAACGAATTCGTTCCGCGTCCCGACGATGACGAACGCGACGACGGCCGCAGTCATCAAGGCTGAATCGACGTCCTTCTCGGAGGAATATCCGACGATTGGCGAAGTCGAATTCACCCCGTTCAAGTACACCGCGCTGTCGTTGGCGACGGATGAACTGCTCGCGGATTCCCGCCTCGATGTGTTCAACCAGGTGCTGGCTCCGGACGCTGCGAATCGTTTCGTGAAGGCCGAGAACACGGACTTTGCGACGGGCAACGGCTCCGCTGCTGCGCAGGGCATCACGGTCGGCGCGAGCGTCGGCATCACCGCTGCCGCCACGAACGCAATCACCGCGGACGAGATCATCGACACGTTCCACTCGCTGAAGAGCGAATACCGCGATCGCGCTGTGTGGATCATGAACGATGCGACGCTGAAGGTGATCCGCAAGTACCGCGAAAACGGAACGACTGGTGCGTATCTCTATGAAAATGCGCTGGCCAACGGAACTCCCGCGACGTTGATGGGTCGCCCGGTGTTCACGCTCTCGACGATGCCGTCGATTGCGACGGGGAACAAGGTCATCGTGTTCGGCGATCTGAACTATTACTGGATCGCGGATTTCGGCGGGCTGTCGTTCCAGCGCTTGAACGAGCGCTACGCGGACACCGGCCATATCGGTTTTCGCTGGTACAAGCGCATGGACGCGAACGTCATGCTGAGCGAGGCGATCAAGGTTCTTCGCTTGGCGTAAGGAACAACATGAGGACTGCGGTAATACTCCCCACGTGGTCACGAGTGGAGCAGGCGACGATGTGCACGCGTCGCCTGCTCGACACGTCCGCCGCCGATGTGGTCATTGTCACCGAGGACGATCTGACCGGGTTCGGTGATCTGCTCGACAATGCGCGCGTGAAATTCAAGGCTGTGCATCCGCGCATGACGGCCGTCCAGAAATGGAATTACGGACTTGAGTGCGAGCCGAACTACGAAGCATACGTACTCGGAGCAGATGATCTTTGGGCGCATGACGATTGGCACGATGAAGCGTTGAAGGTGCAGCAGGGCGCGGAAGTTGGTTTCATCGGAATCAACGACGGATCAACGGACGGCAGCATTCTGAGCGCGCATTACTTGATGACGCGCGAATTCATCGTCAAACATCACGGCGGAGTTCTCGCTGTTCCCCATTACCGTTCGTGGGGTTTGGACGAGGAGGCGACGATTCGCGCAAAGCGCGCGGATCAGTTTGCGTACGCCCAGCACTCGGTTCTGGAACACAGACATTGGTTGTGGAATATGACCGCGATTGATCAGACGTACGCGATCGCGCGTCACGCGCACAACTACGATATCAGCACGCTTAAATATCGGCGCTCGATGGGATGGCCTGACGACTTCCCGGCGGTGATTTCATGAAAGGGCTTTGGGCTGTCCTCGTCGAGCGCAACGTCAATTCGCACACGGTCATGTCGCTGCTCGACGTGTCCGTGCACGCGCGTCACGAAAACATCCTGCGCATCAACACGCACTATCGCCGGGTAGACGATGCGCGCAACATGATCACGCGGATGTTTTGGGAATATTTCAAGGGCGACGAACACGACGACGCCGTCGTCGTCATGCTGGACAACGACCACGTCTATCCGCATGACATCGTCCCGCGTTTGGTGTCTCGATGCGATGCCGAGCACGAGGTCGTTGGGGCTCTCGCGTTTCGTCGCAGCAAACCACACGATCCGTGCTTCTATCGCCTGAACGAACAGGGACACGCGTCCGACATTCCGCTGAGCTTTGACGGATCGCTTGTGAAATGCGACATTGTTGGCACTGGCGCAATCGCCATTCGCAAATCCGCGCTGCGAAAACTGCGGGATGCTGGCTTTGATTGGCCATGGTTTCGATTCATCTATCAACCTGGAATCGAGAACATGATTCAGCGCACGGAAGATTGGAATTTTGGACTCGAGTGCCGGAAAATCGGCGTCTCTCATTGGTGCGACACATCGATTGTCATTCCCCATATCACCGAGGATATGATCGTTGAGGATCATTGGTTCCGTGAGATCAGCTGGGGCGCTGAGCACCCGGAGGAATTTTCCAAGAGGTACGCTCAGCTCGGCATGAAGATTTCGCCGAAGGAGGAGGTCGAATGAGCTACGCAACGCTCGCAGATTTCAAGAGCTATATCTCGGAGATGACTGGCGGCATCCAGACGACATTTAGCGCTGCCGAGAACACCGTCCTCCAGTTGTTCCTCGACCAAGCGGACGCGGAAATCGACGGCTACACCGGTCGCAGCTTCGGGCAGGGCGCGAACAATCACACGCACTATTACACCGAAGATGATATCGACGGCGACACGCTGTATCTGGATTCCGATCTCGTATCCGTGACGACGCTCACGAACGGGGATGGCACTGTGATCGCGTCTGCGAATTATTGGCTCCTTCCGATGAACGCAAGCGTCACCGGGCAGAACGGTTTCGACGGAAGCTATTACGCGATCAGGCTGAAGAGCACGCATGAATGGAATATCCCAACGGATGGACGCATTAGCGTAAATGGACGCTGGGGATTCATGCAGGGCGCGCCGGTCGATATCGTGCGGGCGGCAATGCGAATCGCGTATTGGTATTGGACAAAGCGAAATCAGACTGGCGCAACGGAAGTTGCTGGCGAGCAGCTCACGCAGCAGAGCGACAGTTACCCGACTGACGTGCGCATCGTGCTCGAGCGCTACAAGCGCAGGGTGATCCGATGAGCATCACGTCCTGCTACGACGCGCTGGTCAATGTGATCGCTGCGGGGATCAGCGCCAAAAGCAAATACACGGGCATCCCCAATCAGGCTCCGCAGCGTCTACCGGCCGTGATCGTGAAATGGGCGAACACGGAGCCGGCATCGCAATCGTTCAGCAGCCTTGCAA